CTAAAACGGCGGTTGAGAACAAAGCATTCAACACACACACAAACAAACGTTAAACGAACACGCTAAACCGAAGAACAAATTTTAATTTTATCACGAAGAAAAACGGGACACGCTTCACCATGTGCAACCGTCGAATAACAGTAGGTCACGCCCCGAAGGGTAACACACACCTGTCATTCAAGCAACAAAAGCAAAAAGAAAATCAAAAAGAAAAATGAAAAGAAAACAATCGTCCACTCACGTGGCAATGCAACGACCTGGGCGGACAGCTGTCTTAACATACGGCGGAACCAAAACCGGCAAATTATTCTCCTTCTCTTCACGGTCCTGAAGGGCGACGCGGTATTCTGCAATACTGCGTTCACCTCTCAAGTACTCATCCAAGAAGGCCTTTAGCCGCGAATCGATACCCCAACTGGGTGTCAGGGGATCATACGCCATAGATATAGGAATAATCCAGCAATCCATACTCGTTGCCGGATCAGCTGCCCACGTCGCTCCATTCGTGTTGAGAGTGATCTGCCGCGGAGGCTGTGGAACCGTAGGATCTTCACTACGCTTGATTTCCAACCATTCGGCGATGAAGAACCCTGTGGTATCATACATACGCCGCAAAAAGGAAGCGAAACCAGCAAACTGATTCACCGTCGCCAAACCACTAGTAATAGTGATTGATGGCACAGGACCAGAATAATCCAAAGCACCCGCAGAAAACTGCACCATAACAAGAAATTGACCGGCGTAGAAATCAACAACGCTGTTAGTTGGCTCCAACGTAACAACGAAGTTGTTCACTCCAGTAGTCGCACTGGCTGCGGCAAACCGGCCAGACTTCACAATCGGTGGGGCTGCACCAGCAACCAAAGTCGGCACGAGGGAACTCCCCACATTTCTGTAGAGAATAAAATCACTCGTGTTGGCATGATTGCAAAGTTTCGGTTTCTTCAGCCGAATCTTGTACGTCACCCATAACTCACCAATAATAGAAGTGGCCTGCATGCCAACAGTAGCAATTTGAAAATTGCCCAACGTGGTAAAACGAAGATCTGAACCATTAACATTTGTGAAAAGGGTCTCGACAGAAGTCTCACGTGGCTTACACTCTATCATATGATAGAATGACTCACTCGGAACGCACGACACTGCACCGTCAAAGTTTTCCATGTCAACTTTGGTCACAAAATTGGCATTTGCCAAATTGTAATCAGTTGCCATGATGACCGTGCCAAGCGCAGTATTCGTGCTGTTCAAAGCGAGTGCCGACTTCTTACGATACTCAAACAAGCAGCCGATCATTTCCCACTCATCCCAGCTCGCGGCTATGCACGACAGCCACGGAAAAGTGCCAGGTAGAGTTGGATTCAGCAAAAAGCTTGCAACAGCAAACGTAGAGGAACCTGTGACATCACCAATAAACTCACGGTGCGTCACAACGGTGTCAGGTGAACCAACAAAACGCACTGGGCCGGAGTCGGGCAATCCGCCTCCTCCGCCACCATATGCGCCACGGCCGAATACGGCTCCAAAAAGATTATCCACCAGGTATCCTGCGCCTGAGGCCGCTGCATCAGCTAGCGACACCTTTTTACCGGTGTATGCCCCACGCCCAACCATACCTACTGGTTGCTTCTTCCCTTTGCCCCTTTTGCCCGCAACAGGCACTCGTGCACCCGCCTTAGCCGCAGCTTTGGCGCGTGCCTTCTGTGCCTTTGTCTTCACCATAACTCAGAAATAAACGATTAAGCGATAATAAACGTCAATAAACGAAGAACGAAAAACGAAAAACATGAACCGCCCCCAAGCAGACGGTCTCACAACTTTATGTGTGGAAACTTACATTTGCTCGCGCGTTTACAAACACCAGCTGCAAATTCCTTGCAGATCTTCATGTGTCGAAACCGACATGCCTTACGCAAACATTTTCCTTGCACAAAGGATTTGCATATGGGCCTGTCATCCACAGCCGCCTTTGTTCCAACAACGAACACAACAGGCGCACTGGGTGGCAAAACCGTCGGCGTAGTAGGACAATACGGTGGTTGCACCACACTGTCATCCACTACCACCAACAATTTATTGTTGGGTGGCAGATCATCAATCAGAACCAGCGGTGGCATGCTCAACAGCTGTTCACAGCTGCTAACACGCTCCAAGTACTCCAGCAGTGGATTAATATTAGCCTTAGGCATATATTTAGCACAAAAATCATGCGTTGGTCCAAAGCCATGATTAGGCCACTGCTCACTTTCCTTGTATTTCCCCCACCAGCTCACAATCCTACGATCCAACACTAGGTCCCCGAACTTCATACCAACCCGCTCAGCAGCGTCCAAGATTTCCTGTATAATTGGCGTATGGCGATCAGTATACCAAAGCCCAGCTAGTTTCTGCTGCAGCTTGGCCAACGGAGTAAATTGAGTTAAATTTGCTGTCACGTGCAGCTTACACAAGGAACGTGGTAAATCACAGTGACTTTGCTCATCACCGTTCCAAACATCCTCTGTGTAAAGCCGTGCCAAGTAATTAACATCCTCGGCACCGCGTTTAAACTCAACATTCTCTATTTCCTGACCAACCATAGCACCTGCCCTCACCAGGAAGTGGCCTTCTATGCCAAAAGGGCTAATCTCGGTGACGATACTATCATCCCCACCGAACTGGCCCAATGCACGGAATGCGGGACCCGGTAAAACACCTGCTAAACGGCGTGCCAAATAATCAATAAACTTTGACAACAACCCATTAAACAGTGCCGTTTCACCGGAACCACTCCCCCGTTGATAATCCAACGTATACAAAAACCCTTTCACTGTACGCGCTTTAACCCCACTCTGCGACCCGTGTAGGTCGATGAGTTTGGTGTGGTACGACTTTGCGAAAAACCTCAACAGTATCATCCGCTCAAGCAAACGGGGCCTGGAGCTGATATGGCCTTCCATGCGTGCTGCATCAGCGCAGCACACGCCATATGCTGACCGCCTACAGATCTCGGCGACAGCACTGGCTATGAACCTCGGAGTCTTGCCAAACGTGTACCATTCATACTTGGCGATCTCATCGCTCAAAACATAAATGAACCTGGCATACTCACGCTTATCGACTGTATTAAAAGTGGTGATTATCCGCGGATCCGTAACTTTCTGATAGCACTCCTTCTTCAGGAATGTCTTACAGAACCGACTCGGACGTGCTGAATCAGCCTGCTCAAGCAAGGCCCGCTGCGCGGGTCTGCTCTGCCGTTCATACACTTCGTCAACATCATACGGAATAAACACGTGTGGCGTTGGCACCAACAACTCCACGAAAACCTCCATCTCAGTCAAAAGAAACTTGCTCATAGCCTTATCAACCCCAGCCTCCATTTTCAAGGCATCAACTTGTGGCTTCAGTAACCTCCCCGTCACTGCCGCTTGCTCATTCGCGACAGATGCATCCGGTACAAACGCGCCTGGATATATGGCACTCATAAAACTGACCATTAATGGCTCAGCTTGCTCATACAAATCCAAACGTGACAAAACTTGGTACGTGCGCACGCCTTCGCTGGCTGGATATACGAACACCGGCCGCGCCTGCCATGATTTGCTGATTACCCGCAGGTAATCAACAATCACCGCCGCGGCTGATCGATCATTCTCCAGCCAGCTCTGAACAGTGGCATTCCCAACTTCTGTTTTAGTGCTCCGAGCGACAGCAACGATGGCCTCAAACTTACTGATTGGCACCGTTGCACAGTTATACTCACCGACGCGAGCTAAACTGCGCATGATACCATCACTAGTCTTGACGTCCATAACGTTAAAATGTCCGTGGTTCACACTAAGGTACTTCAACTGGTCAGAACGCAGACAGCGAACGAACCAAGAGTACCCATAATACCAGATCCCGGTAGGGATTAACAGAACGTACTCATGATGCGGATTGGCTTTACGCCGTTCCACATGATAAGCGCGAGTAGAGAACCAGTTCGACACCATGAGGCAATCCACCCCATAATTCCAAACCTTATGCTCATAACTCGCCCCGCCGCTAACATTGTAATGTACCACATTAGCACAATCGAACTGAAAAGCGAACTCCCCCGTGTCTTGAGCTACAGCACCCGGTTGAAAGGTGTATAGCAGCACAGGTTGATTAGATTCCGCTAACAACTCGACCATGTCAATGTAGTAATCAACGTCAACCACAACCAAAATATCATCGGCCCTTGGCTTAGCATTTGAAACAGGTACGTTCAAATCCTTCGACCAATAGTAATTCCGTGAATAGCGTAACCCATCACGAACATCAGCGGCAGAAGCCTGTATCACAAACACACCCCGGCCGCACTTAGCGGCCAAAAGCCTAGCTACAACACAAGCGCTTGAGCGCCATGCCGCTGAGGCTGGGTGGGTGTGACCAGGTGACTG